TAGCAATACGCTGCAGGCGTTCGAAATCGCGCTGGCATCGCTCGAAGCGCCGGTATCGCAATGCCCATTCCCTTGCGGCTGGGAAAACCTGAATAAATACGCAATTCAGGATGCTGCTTTTGTTGCTCGCAGCTTGGTCGAGGGCGAGATGGTAACAGAGGCACACCGACACGCAGTATTCGCGAACAATGAAAGATTGCTCAAAGTCATCGCCGCCATGCTTCAGGGTGCCGAAAACGCCGAGTCGCCCACCACCATGAAGACCGTGCCAGCTCTGGATTCTTCGCCAAAAATTGCCGTGTCGCCCAGCGGCATAAATCAGTGTAAATCCGAACCTGTAACGACGGCTTACAGGTTGCGCGATGCAGTCGAAATCATCCGTAACTCCGGCATAGCAATTGACGCCGAGAAAATCCTTGCAGAGCGCGATGCTCTCAACGCTCCAGACTGCTGGTGCCGAACCTGCCGACCAATTACCCTAACTGACATGCGCTTCGTCGTTTGTCCTGAATGCGGCAATAAACGCTGCCCGCATGCCAATGACCACCAGAATGCATGCACCGGAAGCAACGAGCCAGGGCAGGAAGGTAGCGCGTACCCAGCAGCACCGCAGCAGGAGACTAAATAATGGGATTAAAAATTTACGGTAATAACTTCTCAGGAAGCGACATTTCTTACCAATTCAAGGCAGAAATGAAAATGACCTGCCAGCAGTGTAAGCACACGGAAATCGTGAAAGGTAATTTGATTGAAAACGTCAAATGCCATGCATGTGGTGGTAATGATCTGGTCTTTGAAACATCAGCACCGAAGCAGGAGGCGAAGCCGTGAGCAAGCACATCATCAAGTATGAATATCGCGACGGCGTTAAACTTGCGAAACCTGAAATAGAGACGTGGTGCGGACATGCTCCAAAATTTTCAGACTGGCTGTTTCAGGATGCTCAGCATGCACTGTTAAGCATTGAGCAGGATTCATTGCAGGTTCCGTGCAAGAATTGTCTGGCTGCAATCATCAAAACGGCGCAGGGGGTGAGGTGATGCCTAACCCATTCGACGCGATTATGTTCGTGCTGCTGGTCATCAGTGCGCTGCAGCAACTGGGGTGGCTGCCATGGTGAGCAAACTCAAACAGCGGCGCTTGCGCCGCCTTAAAGCCGACGTGGACTGGTGGCGCGAAGAGGCAGAATACGGAAACCGCCGCATTCTCGAACTGGCCGGGGAAATAGACAGGCTCAAGAATCTGGTTATCCGCGTGCCCATGCCGGTGGTGGTTCCCGAGTCCGTGGCCGATGAACTGAAATTGAGAGATGTGGGATGATGAAAAACTCCAGAGAATTGTTTGAGCAGTGGGCCTACGAAAAAAGAGTCAGGGGTGTTGTGTTCAGCACGGAAAAATTCAAAGCCAATGGAGAGCAGTTTTACAAAAATCCTGAGCTGCAATCACAGTGGAATGCCTGGAGGCAGGCTACGGCTATTCAGCGTAATTCGGCATTGCGTATATCACTCGCGGTCTCTGCCGCTGTAATAGCATCAGGCTTCGTTGCTTTGCTTATCGTGTGGGGTGTGATCAATGGTTAACGTAACCCGGGAATCGCTGGCTAAAAAGATTAAGCGCCTGGAGTCGCTTGGCAATGCTGAATACGCGCTGGGGTTAACCATTAACGAGGAATATCAACTCGCAGCGTATCGAATGCTTCTCAAGTTTCTTGATGGTGCCGCTAAGGAAGGTCAGGAGCGTGGGAATGTATAAACCAAAAATAACCTTCAGGAAAGGAGTGTGGGTGGTGGCCAGCGGCATCTATCCTGGCTGCCCTGTGGTTTATGCCGAAGGGATATCAGTGCCTGAGGCCTGGGATAATTATGTTCGCACCTGGAATGCTGTAAATTCGTATGCAATCCAGAAGGGTTACTCTGCCAATTTGCCAGGCAATCCAGGTGATGTCTGTTTTATCGAGATCGAGCAGGAGCGAACGTCTCTGCTTGAGAGAGTTAGGAGATTCTTCCATGGCTAAGACCGCAGCAGAACGAAAAGCAGCGCAGCGCGCCCGCCAGGCGGAAGCTGGTGAACGCAAGCTGGAGCTGGTGCTCGACGAGCAGGAAATGGAGATGCTGGCACGGAACTGTGCGGAGCGTCGCCCGGGTCGTGAGCCATACGAACTGAGCGAGTACATCGCGCTGCTGATCCGACAGGATGATGCCCGTGTGCGTAACCGCATCAAAGCTATCAGCACCAAACAGTGCGGCAAGTGCGGCGACGCGCTGCCGGTGAAGTCCTGCCCGTGTGCCGGTGATTCGGCTTGCTGGGTGACTCAGGGCTGGCACGAAACGAAACTTGTCGTGTGACGGGTCACGGCGTATTGACTAAATCCTCACATGATTATACTGTTTAAATATACAGTATTTTTATGTGAGGTTCCATTATGGGCTTTCCATCTCCGGCAGCAGACTACGCAGAATCGGCGCTCACCATCACCAGTATGTGCGGCTACGACGGAAACTGTCGAACCATTGAGACGTCGGCTGGTTACGCAATCATCAACGTTTCGCATAAACCACATCCGGGTGACACCGTGCTGATTTCGTATTGTGGCCGCACTGAGTTCGCCATCGTGCAGGGAAAGGCGCTGATCACTCCTGATGGTGAGGCGCTCGAAGGCGAGGCGCTGGACGACACAACGGTGCACGGCGTGGTAACCCACTTCCTGAATCGCGTGGACAATCAGCGGCCTGACCAGATACCAGTCATGTAACATCTGCGCGGGCGTGATAGTATTACCTACATGGTAATAAAATTACTCAGGTGGTAATGATGCCCGCGACACCAAAAACCCACAAACGAAAATCAACGCAATATAAGCCTCTTACAGCGATGCAGGAGGCTTACTGCCAGTCCTACATTAAGACACCTGAAAATCAGTCTCAGGCGGCGATAGACGCAGGATTTTCGCCTAATACGGCAGCCGTCAAAGCCAGCGTGATGATGCGCGACGAAAGAATCCAGAAACGAATCGCCGAGCTGATGGAAGAGCGCAACAAGCGGAACCGCGTCAGCGCTGATTACGTCCTCATGCGCCTGGTTGAAATCGACCAGATGGATGTGCTGGATATCCTGAACGACGACGGCGGGATGAAGCCTATCGCGGAATGGCCGAAAGTCTGGCGCACATCTCTCAGTGCGATGGATATCGCTACCATCAAGACGACACAGGCTTCTCTGCAAAAAGAGAATGGCGAGGCGGATCTCTCTGTTGAGGATGTCGAACATATCCTGAAGAAGGTGAAGTGGCCGGACAAGGTGAAGAACCTCGAGCTGATTGGTAAACACGTCGACGTCAACGCGTTCAAGGAGCGCCTGGAAGTTTCCGGTACCGTAACCATCGCCGACCGCATGGCCGCCGCCCGGCGCCGCGTCAAAGAGCAGGCTGGTGGTGAAGAATGACAGCCGCAGCCATGTCACCGGAAGAGCAGCTCGTAGAGGATATTGCTTCGTTCACATATGACCCGCTGGGCTATGCGCTGTATGCATTCCCGTGGGGCGAGGAGGGTACGGAGCTGGCGCATGCCACAGGACCCCGAAAGTGGCAGGCTGATGCATTCCGTGAGATACGAGATCACCTCCAGAACCCGGCGACACGTCACCAGCCGCTGATGCTGGCCCGCGCATCCGGTCACGGTATCGGCAAATCCGCTTTCATCTCGATGCTGATCAACTGGGGCATGTCGACCTGCGAGGACTGCAAGGTGGTGGTGACCGCCAACACCGACAACCAGCTGCGCACCAAGACCTGGCCTGAAATCATCAAATGGTCGAACCTGGCTATCACGAAAGAGTGGTTCACCTGCACCGCCACAGCGATGTACAGCAACGATCCGGGTCACGATAAACGCTGGCGCGCTGACGCAATCCCGTGGTCTGAGCACAACACAGAGGCGTTCGCCGGTCTGCACAACGAGCGCAAGCGGATCATCGTGGTATTCGACGAAGCGTCCAATATTGCCGATCTGGTGTGGGAGGTTGCCGAGGGTGCGCTGACGGACGAAGACACGGAAATCATCTGGGTGGCGTTCGGGAACCCGACGCGCAATACCGGGCGTTTCCGCGAATGTTTCCGTAAATACAAGCACCGCTGGAAGTGCGCGCAGATAGACAGCCGTACCGTGGAAGGCACCAATAAGCAGCAACTGCAGAAATGGGTGGACGACTACGGCGAAGACAGCGACTTCGTGAAGGTCCGTGTTCGTGGTTTGTTCCCGGATGCATCTGAAAACCAGTTCATTCCGTCTGGTCTGACGCAGCCTGCAGTTGGAAGGGTTATCACGCCTGAGCAGGTACAGCATGCCGCAGTTATCCTCGGCGTTGACCCATCTCACCAGGGTAAAGACCCGGCAGTGATTTATCTCCGACAGGGCTTGCACTGCAAGAAGCTCGGAGAGTGGCAGCGCACCACAGATGATGTGCTGTTTGCGAAGATTATCGCTGACTTTGAGGATCAATATCAGGCTGATGCAGTGTTTATCGATTACGGGTACGGCACCGGGCTGAAATCAGTAGGGGATAACTGGGGCCGCAACTGGACGCTGATCCAGTTTGGCAGTGGCACGGCAGATCCTGAGATGGGCAATAAGCGCGGGGAAATGTACAAATCCGCCCGTGACGCTCTGAAGCTTGGCGCCCAACTTGACAGCCAGAACCTTGCCGATGAGTTGAGCGCGCCTGAGTACAAGGTCAGGCTGAAGGACAGCAGGAAAATTTTGCAGGACAAGGAAGAAGTCAAAGAGTTGCTTGGTAGATCCCCGAACGACGCAGACGCATATGTTCTGACATACGCCGCGCCGGTGACCAAAAAGCAGTTTAACTATGGGCAGCAGCAGAACCAGCAGGGTAAGGCGCTTACTGATTACGATCCCTATGCATAGTGAATGGATACCATCGCTACAATCAGCGCTACCAAAGCGATGATTAACGATGCTCCTGTTAAAAGCAGGGAGGCTGTATTCATCATCCTCTGGTAATAGAATGTTCGCATGGAATCAATTCTTTCGTGTGTTTCTTCCGGATCTTTCATACCGTTAGGGAAGGTGTTTGCATATCCCTCAAAAACTTTTTTCTCTATAGCATTGTGCATAGCCATGTTCCACTCATGTGTTGAGTTAACAAAGGCGTTAACAATTTTCTGTTTAATTTTCATGGTCAGTTCCCATCTGTAAAAAATTAACTGATTATGCCACACAAAAAAGCCCGCGCATCGGCGGGCTTAATGTGACATGTCA